TTCCAATGCCCTTAAAAGCTTGCAGGCCTATACAGGCCGTACATGGACGTCCAATGAGATTTCACGTCTATTGGATGAAGGTCGCGATCCTTCAGAATACAACCTCATTCGCTCAACCGTAAACTTCTTCTCTGGTTACGCTCGAGACAACATAAAATCTACAGTGATCGCTCCGATGGAGGGTTCTGACGAGAAGACTGCCGATCAGCTCAACACGGTTGTTAAGTACGTATTCGACAAGGGAGATGGTGACCAGTTCCTATTGCAAGGCTTTGACGATGCTTTGAAAACAGGCCTTTCTCTTGTCGGTCTTTGGATCGATTACTCAGAAGATCCTGTCTTTGGGGATATCAAGTTTTATAAGCGCTCGTACAACTCTTTCATTATCGACCCTAACTTTACCCGTCTGGATTTGTCTGACGCATCCGAAGTGCTTCTAAGGGACTTCCTTACACGTGAAGACGCTAAGGCTCTTTTGCCTTTTGTCGATCCTAAAGTGATCGATCAGACTCCGACGGCTACATTCGACAACAAGTTCCAGCAATACAGGCCAAATAAGAACCGTTTCGACTCAGATGATTTGATCACCTACGATAGCTACTACAGACGTACATCAAGGCAGGTACAAGAGATCGTCGACATGTCTACCGGAGACATCCTGCTTAGAAACGGTAGTCCATCCGAGACGGAAGAGCATGAAAGGCTAGTTGCCATTGCAAGAGAAGGCGGTATTAATGCCGAGATCATGAATCGTAGCAAGCAGTATGTTGAGCTGAATGTTCTACTTGGCGGCCGTGCTGTCTATTCCGGTGAAGATCCAACTGGTCTTGATGATTACCCACTCACCCTTGTGGCCGGTTATTTTGAGCCTCAGCTTGATGACTTTGGATTAAAGATACAAGGCTTTGTCCAACCTCTTATCCCTGCTCAGAGGAGCTTTAACAGGCGTCTTCTAAGAGCACAAGACATCATGGATACCAGCCTCAATACCGGGATGCTCTACAAAGTTGGTGCTGTCGCTGATGAGAAAGCAATGAATCGTGTTGGTGTCGGAAATATTCCGGCTCGTGACGAGGCAGACCTTGACCGTGACTTTAAGCCTATCCAGATGGGTCAGGTGCCTCCAGGCTGGCTTGAGTACGCTCAGACGATTAACACGCTATTCAACGGAATTTCAGGCGTTAACGAGTCGATGCTCGGTGACGATGAAGGTGGTAATACCCAGGTTTCAGGAAGACTTGCAGAGGTAAGGGCTGCTAACGGTTTACGAGCGAATCGTGCGATTTTCGATAATTTCGAGCGCTCGCAACGCTATCTCACTAAAAAGGTAATGTACACGGTACAACTAAACTGGGGACCTGGCAAAGTCGCTCGTATTATCAATGAAGAGCCGACACAGCAGTTCAATGACGAGTCTTTTGAGCGTTACGATGCTGTGATCAAGCAGGGTGTGAAGTCTCAGTCTCAAAGAGACGCTTTCTATTTTGAGCTTCTAAGGGCAGTAGAGCTTTTCGGTCCAGAAAAGATCCCTGTCGATCTGATCATTGAAAACATGCCGATGGTCGGCCACTCAGAGTTGATGGAGCGCATCGAGCAGGTTAATCAACAGCAAGAGCAGATAGATCTGCAACAACAGCAATTGCAGATTCAGCAGATCCAACAACAGCTGGAGCTTGTCCAGTCACAGATTGACCTGAACAAATCAACGGCTAACGAAAGAGATACAAGAGGTCTTGCAAATTTAGGTCTAGAAGGGGAAAGAGAGTCTGAACAAATACAAAATATCGCTCAGGCAAATCTCGATAGAGCTAAGACGCTTGCAGAAATTGAAGGCTTAAAAGCTGACAACATTCAGAAGATCGTTTCCTTCCTTCAGTTCTTAAGGCAGCAAGAGCAATCAGAGTTTCAAGAAAATCGCGCGAAGAACATCGAAGTTTTTAGCGCTATCGATCAAGAGTCACCACAACAACCACAACAACAGGGAGGTCTGTAATGGGAGCTAATAAAGGCTACGGTTCAGCAGTTCCTCAGGGTAAAGGTCGCGGTATGTACAGCGTTAATTCGCCAAACAGCCCGGCGCCAGTGCCTATGAAAGGTTCTCAGTTGAACAACAGATCTAAGCTTCAGGGTCAAGGTTCCATGAAGGTTAGAGAAATGATGAAACAGGAAGCAAAGGCGGAAAATCAACGTGGTCGCGGAATGTAGTGGGTTAATACTTCCCTCGAAGTATGCCGAGAAAAAATTAAGTGATAAGGGTGTGCTTAAAGCAAGGGTTAATAAGCAGGTAGATCGTTTCTTAGACGATCATCAGCATATTGACCACCCTTACTTCATCTTAATGAAGGCAAACAACCAGGGTACCCACATGGTTGGGGCTGACCCCAACAAGATTTCTGCAACACTTGAGTATTTCGAGATGAAGCCACCGTTTATCACTCGGACGATGGTTTTCTGGGTAGACAACTCAAGAGGGCTGATCACTTGGCTCTGGAGGGTTACTCCCGATAAGAAGGTGATCTTCAACAAGACTTTTGCTGAGTCTTGTAAAGACATCTTACGGGTGAAAGAGCCGCCATCTTAAGGGCGTTTATGGTGTCGCCGACCGGACCTTTTTCGTGACTCCACGGAAATGGTGAACGGGCGTTTTCACAAGTGTCGCCGACTTTGAAGGGCGTAATTTTTGGGCGTTAAACATGGAGGTTTAAATGTCAGACACACCTGAGGCTGCCGCCGAAGCCGAAACTACACAAGAGGCTCCAAAAGAGGAGTCGCAAACAGAGCCGAAAGAGGAGAAGAAACAAGTTCCTCTTGAGGCTTTGGAAGCTGAAAGGAAAAAGCGTCAAGAAGCTGAGTACCAGGCTAAGTGGTACCAGGAACAGATAGCTAGGGCTTCTCAGGCAAAACAAGAGCCTGAGCAGGATGAAGACGAATACACCAAGCAGATTAAGCAGGAGATTCGTCAGGAGTTAAGACAGGAGCTTCAGAATAAGTCTGAGCAACAGTTCTTAGCCAGTCATCCGGAAGCTGCCCACGCTATTGAAACTAAGCTTGCGCCGATCCTTCAGCAGAAGCCGCACCTAGCCTATTCGATCCAGTATGCGGAGAACAGGTATGAGGCGGCGATGGATTTAATTGAGAAGTATTCTCCTAAGGCTGCAAGCGAAAGTGTGAAGAAAAAGATCGAGGATTCCAGCAAAAAACCTGGCTCTCCGGCTTCTACCGGAAAGGCCGGAGGGATTGGAAAGTCTGAGATGCTCGATCGGATGAAGAAAAATCGTCGTGAATTCTCGCACTATCGCGCACAGCTCAGGGGGAGACAGCCTAACATTCTATAACAGGGAGGTTATATGGGCGTTTCAACAACAGCTGATATCAATCCAGAGGTTGATAAGTATTGGGATGGTGTGCTAATTGACCGTGACAGGCAGTGGTTTTCACACTTGCTATTTGGTCAGGTTCGCAAGATTCCAATGAAAAACAGCTCTACGCTGGTAGCGAGAAAATACGACAATTTAGATGACACACCAGCCAGTTTGACCGAAGGAGTCACTCCGGCTTTAGATGATGTCACCAAAAACGACATTGAAATTGGATTGCAGCAATTTGGTAAAGCGGTTGCGATTTCCGATAGAGTGAATATCGAAGTTCAGGATGAGACCGCTGAGGAAATTGCAGATATGCTTTCTCAGAATATGTTCGCCATGCTGGACAAGGTCACAAGAAATACACTGCAATCCACAGCAACGCAGTTCGACTGCATGAACGGTAATGCCACACCAATCAGCGGTGTGACTGAATTGACAGAGCTTGATATCGACGAGGTGTTGGATCACTTATTTGGAAACAACGCATTGAGGATGACACCATCTCTTGATGCTTCCACAGGGATTCAGACAAGTCCGATCGATGCTTCTTACTGGGCGATCATTCACTCTGATTTGAGAAAAGACTTAGAGGCTTTATCGTCTTTTGTCCGCAAGTCTCAGTACTCAACTCCAAGAGAAGCTCTGCAGAATGAGCTTGGTTCGACCAACTACATGCGATGGGTGTACACCACTGAAGCTTTCAAGTCTTCTACGAACATCTACTCAAACTTCGTGTTTGGACAGAATGCTTATGCCATGGCTGACATCGATGATGTAGCCACAGAGATGATCATCAAGCCTTTAGGATTTGGCGAGGATTATCTTGACCAAAGACAGACGATGGGTTGGAAGGCTCTTTATGGGGTCGGTATCATCGACGATGGCAAGATGGCTAACCTACGTGCAATTGCATCAACTTAAGGGAGGTATAGATGACCGCTTCTAACTTTAATGAAAACTACATGCGCTCCTATGCCGGACACTTTGAGTCTGATGGAGGCGCATACGATTTGGTGGTTCCTTTCGAGCCCCATTGCATCAAGCTGTACAACTACACGAAGTACGGTACTGACGGAACAAACGCTGAGTGCATCTGGTTTAAGGACTTTCCTGCGGCTGATGCCCTTGTAAAGGTTGTGATTGAAAACGATGGCGGATCTGACCGTCAGAGTTTGGATCTGTTGACCTCAAATGGTTTTACCACCAACAACACAGATGGTGGCGTAACAGATACTCATTTGGCAATCTCGGGTGCCACTCAGGCTAGTCCCTGTGTGATCACGACTGCGGCTCACGGTATCACTGTGGGAGAAAGAGTGAGATCCAGGATCACAAAGGTATTGGGGATGACAGAGCTCAATGATGTCTCTCGCAACCCGTACCTTGCCGAAGCTCTAAGCTCTACTACTCTTGCTTTGTATGACCTCAACGGTAATGCGATCGATAGTAGCGGTTTCACAGCTTACAGCTCAGGTGGTCAGTTCAACAACCTGAACAAGACAGGCGATGACAAGGTTCTTTACGATCCACCAGTCTATCGACTAACTCTTGGTACAGGTGTTGTAGGTGCCGACGGCGATGAGATCTATTTCGAGGTCTTTGGATACAACAAATATGAAGATTTGGGTGATATCGACGCCTAGATAAATTTCTAGAGGGGAAGGCAAGGAGGCCAACCCCTCATTTAACAATTTTATATGACGGGTTACCCCTCATATTAGATAGGAAACCCCTCATATAAATTAATAGCATGGAGGCTATATGCCACGAGGCAGACAAAAGAAAGATCAAACTCAGGTCTTGGACGATCAAACCCAGGTCCGAAGTTTGCCACAAAAAAACCAGCAGATTGTCAACGTTGAGGTAAAAGATGTCGTCGACCTTTCAGAGCTTCCACTTGAGACAATTGAGGATTATCAAAACTATGCCGTAGAGGCTAGAAAGCAAAGACGTCCAATAAGATTCATCCCTCACGATATGTACCCGATGCAAAGGGTGAAGTTTCGTCGTGTGGATAATCAGAAAGGATCACCTGCAAAGATCAGGTTCAGGTCAGGCAAGCACTTGCTTGATTACAAAGCAGAGATTGCAGACGGGGAAGTTTTAGACCTTCCAATCCCTGTGATCGAGTACATCAACAGCAGGCAGGTGGATCGTTACAAACAGGTAAAACACTCTGACGGCACATCAGATACTGTGTACAGCCATTCAGATCCCAGATTTTCATGCCAACCGCACTATGAGGGGTAATGTCTAAGACCTACGGTGATGCAAGAGATATTATGAGACGTGTGATCGGCCAAAACGATGGCGACGATCCTGACGCTACAGGCGATCTTTTGCTCACCTATTTAAGCGATTTTGTTTCGTTAATTATGGGCCAGGATATAAAGAGCGTGGACCTGTATTCCTGGTTCACCTTCAATACGGTAGCTAACCAGGATACATATGCATTCAAAGACCAGGGATTCACAAATATTTTTCCAAGAGCAAGGGCGGATGGCAACGACATGCGCTACTGGGAAAGCCCAGACAGGTTTTACGACATATGGCCAGACACGGTGGATACAACGAGCACAACAGGCCGTCCGACGGATATGCTTTTCTACAATAACGAGATTCTTTTACGCCCAGTACCTGATCAGGTGTATGAGATCAAACTTAAAGGCTACAAAGACCTTCCTGAAGTGAACGATGGTTCATCTGAACTACAACAAAGTTATTGGCTGAGGTACATAGCGTATGGAGCTGCCCTGGATTATCTGGCTGACTTTTCAGATTTTGAAACCTACGAGAAAGTATTTCCTGTCTACCAGCGTTACCGCTCCCTGGTACTGACAAGGACTGCTGTTCAACAATTAACTCAAAGGCCGCTGCCGGCCCTATAGGAGAGAGTAAAGAGATGACATGGCTTGGTAATGGCACTGTTGATGGTGATAAATCTGTAAAAGATAATAAACCCAGGATCAATGGGTCTTTTAAATATATAGAAGACACTATGAAAAATGATCACTTTTGGTCACCTGAAGGAAATTCAAACTTGGATGGTCATCATCAGTTCAACCAGATGCCGAAGTACGAGTCTGGAGGTAACCCTGCAGATCCTGCAATTGCCACCGATATGGACTTGGTCTACTACTCAAGGGAAAAGACTTCGACAGAAGCGCCTGACTTACAGACTGTAGAGCCTTTTGCCAAAATGAATGACGGTACCAACGATCAAATTATGCAGCTTGGTTGTAGGGCTATGGTGCAGTTCGATGGTAGATCTACTAATGGCAGTTGTACGATCAAATACTCACATAATGTTTCTTCTGTGACCCGCACAGCACAAGGCCAGTATACAATTAACTTTTCGACTGATTTGCCTACAGAAAACTACATCGTTCAGGGAAGCAATATGAGAGGTTCAACAGACGCGATCCTTGCTACTTCAGTACAAGGGGCAGCTTCTAAATCGAGTTCAATGACTAAGTCCCTAGTGAAAGTCTCTTTTGCGTCAACAGATGCAGGTGGACTAAGAGATCCCCTTGTTGGCATGATTAGTGTGATAGGAGGGTAGGTGGCACAGCCTTTTTCCATCTCTAACTTCCGAACGGGTTTAGATGAAGAGCTTCAGCCATGGCTAACGCCAGAGGACGCGTTTACAGAGCTTTTCGACGCATTCGTATATAGGGGTGTACTTCGTCCAAGGAGGGGGTTTAGAAGGTTTGCCACAGGCGGTGTAAGGGTTAACACACGCTATGACGACTCAAAGACACAGAGGTCAAGGTCAGAGAACTTCAATATCAGCACCAGCACAACTTTCAATGAGACGATGGCAAATACCCCATTGTCCAGGCGAACGATCACATTGACTGATGCATCCGGCGGTCCGTTGCAAATTACAATCGACCATAACGGGAATTTCTCAGGTGATGTCAACTTGGGTGGAACTAATTCAGTTGATTACGATACTGGTCAGATTCAAGCGGAATTCAATGCGGCAACAACAGACCCGATCACTGTAATCTATCAGACTGAAAGCGCCCAGCCTATCATGGGTATCTTCAACTTTATAAAAGAAGACGGCGAAAGAGAGCTGATCGTTTGTGATCAGGACGTGGTTAACAAATACAACGCGTCTCGCAACTACTTTGATGGACTGCCGTTTTCTTCAGCGTCGAGCTTAACGACGTTTACTGGAGATAAAACGAATTTCTTCTCTTCGACGATGTACTTCGGAAGGAATGGGTCAAACAAGCCTGTAACTCCAAGGCTGATCCTTACAAACAACATTGACAAGCCTGTGTTCTTTGATGATACAGGGGAGATAAAGGGGTATAACAACACTACAGACAACCCTGACTATAATGCTCCGGCTGATGGCGATATCAACAAAGCCCTTCATGTGTTCTATATTAACGAGAGGCTTTTATGGCTTTCTCCGACTCTTGGTAGCGTTCTTTTTCCAAGACGTCTTCTTTGGTCTGGTATCTTAGATAACTCTGGCAATGGAGATGACTACAACGCACCAAGTTCAGGGTTTTTAGATATATCAGACCAGGGGGTAATAAGGGCGGCCAAACAAGAGCACAATGAGATCACGATCTGGACGACAGAAAATATTTGGATGGTCTCGATCACAGCAGACGTTGATGAGCCTTTCCGTGTTCGTAAGATTGGCGCTTCTCAATTCAGAGGGTCTCAAGCTCCTTATTCCGGGGTCAATTGGTTTGGTGAAGCGATAGCCATCGGAAGACATGGGATAGTTTCATCAGATGGAAGGCAGGCATCTCGCATCGATGACAAGCTTCCAAAGTTTACTGAGGAAAGGGTCCAGCAAAACGACTTCAATCTCATCACAGGTGGTCTTGCGTTTGAGGATTCTCAATTCTGGTGGCCGTACCCTGATCCACTGGATGATCCTACGACATCATCTAGGATTTTAGTAAGAAATTTTGAAGAGCAGTCCTGGTCGATATTCCGCTACCCTTGCAACGTGGTAGGATACTTCAAGCGCACTGAAGAAATATCCTGGGACGACGTTCACTGCGATCCGACAGACCCGGACAACTGCAATGATCCGACATGGGCTGAATGGGATACGACAGAGGATGTCTGGGATGAGTTGTCCTGGCAAGATGATGCGTTTATTACCTTAGTTGGAGATGCAAACGGCATTGTCTACAATCTTGTAGAAGACGCCAATGACCAGCTGACACAGATCACTGGAGTTACACAGGCAAATGGCGCAGTTGTCACTGTTGAAGATGATTTGTTTGAGGTAGGTGATGTCGTTTTGATTGACGGCGTGTCAGGAGTTGAGGAAAACGGCGAGAGTGTGATCAATGACAAAGAGTTCACCGTCACAGCGGTTTCAGGAAATACGATCACGATAAACCTCGACAGCTCAAGCGCAAGCGCATATTCATCTGGTGGGTATGTGGTCAAAGGCTTTGAGTTTCTATCCAAGACAAAGCCTTTAAACCCCTTTGTAGAGCAAGGTAAGAAGGCAAGGCTTAAAAAGGTGCAGTTCTTTGTTAATGCTGATTCAGGAACGTTTGAAGTTGACTTCTTCACTGATCAAAATCCAGACCCCTGGAAAGAGAGTGTGACACTTAACACAACAGCTGAGATACCAGGTCAACAAAAGGTATGGAAAACGCTCACTGTGAACCAGGTGGCAAATTTCCATTCCATGAGGATAAGGCAAAAAGATACAGCAGTGAACGGTGCGTTTCATGAATTCAAGTTCTGGTTTGAGCCGGTTGGGAGGCTTGTGAGATGAGTTTCCTTTCTGAAGACTATAATTTCGGCAGGGAAATGGAGGAGAATGAGCCTCGCGTTGTCGAAACTTTAGATGAGATGTATCGAGACATAGCTGAAAATGCTAACACAAAACCTCGAATCGTTATCCGTGAAAGTGCAAATCCAGCATCATCGGATTACAGATATCCTGTGGGTACTTTTTGGCTTAACCAGAACACGAAAAAATTATATATTTTAGATTCTAAAAGCAATTCGACAACGGCCTCTTGGACGGCGTTGAATTAAGGAGACAAGGATGTCATTTTTTAGCAGTTTATTTGGTTCAGGACCATCCAACGAGCAGTTCAGCACACTTACACCAGAGCAGCAGCAACTCTTACAGCAATTAATATCGGGTATAGGTGGGCAAGGCCCTCTGTCTGGTCTTTTTGGGGTGGATCAGGAATCTTTTCAAAAGTCATTTGTAGATCCTGCGATGAACACTTTCAATAACAGGACAGCGCCTGCTATTCAACAGAGGTTTATTGCCTCGGGCGGCGCTAGAAGCTCAAGCGCTGAGGACACTCTCACACGCGCAGGAGCTGATGTTCAGGGACAGCTTAACCAAACGCTTGCAGGATTGATTAACCAGGCTCAGGGAAGAGCTATGCAGGGATTAGGGTTAGGACTAGGCACACAGGCTTTCCAAAACGTACAGGACCCGGGGTCTACAGGTTTATTTGGTGAACTATTTTCTGGTGTTGGTTCGGGTTTTGCAGCTCCTTTTGGAAATCAATTAGGTAAGAGCGCGGCAGGATTCTTTTCAAGGGGAGGAAATCAAGGTAGACGGGGACAAAGCAGATGACTATTCAGTTTAGACCAGAGCCAAGGCGTCCTTTTAAAGCTATAAGCGATAGTTTGTCACAAGGGATACAACAGGGTTTTCAACGCCGGCAGTCATCTGACATCCTTGATCAGGTGATTGGCAATGCAATGAATCAAGAAGGCGATTTGTTGAGCAATCTCCTCTCGGGCTTGCAGGGAAGCGGGGCATCTGTAGAAGAGGGATTAGAGGCAATCCAGAGGTTTGCGCCGTTAATTTCAGCTAACAACAAAAGCCTGGCAGACCAAAGGTCGATACTTGCTGAAAATGAAGAGCTAAACAGGATACAGAGAGGTACTGCCGGATCAATGCCTCAGGATCAAAGTGTGCCTGGTCAATCTGCCCCATCTATTGGTCAGCCAATACTTGAACAGATACAGCAAACTGGGATTGGTCAACGTTTACAGACTGAACAGGAACAAGTGGATCCTCTTGATCAATTTATAGACTCGAATCCACGTGTTAAGGGTACTTTGAATACAATAGATCGTCTTCAGCAGGATATTGAGGGGTTCAACTCACAGATTGATCAGATATCTGCAAATCCGCGCCTATCCGATAAGGCAAAAGACCGGAATCTGAAGATATTGGATTCCAGGATAAAGGATCGGGAAGAGAAGCTAAAGAACCTTAGGGATGTATCGCAAGAGGATAGAAAGGATCTGAGTGAAATCACTAAGACAGCCAGAAGGGCCAGGAATTTACAGCCAAAGATTGACCGGCTTGAACAGCTCATTCCTAAAATTTCTAAAGGACAACCTCTTACTGTTGCTGGAAGGGTTGTGAATCCATTTAAAGCAAGTGATCGGGCTCGTGTCAAAGAAGGGATCTTTACACCTGATGAACAAGAAGCGCAAGGTATCGTATTCGATGTGATTCGTGATCAATTCGAAACACTTCCAAGGATTAAAACAGAATTTGAAACGATATTAGATAGAAACATTTCCGTGCTTCAGACAGAAGAGGGGAATAGGCGTTTAGTTAACAACTTAAGGGCTGCAAATGACTTAGCAATAGACAGGGAAAAAACGAAAAACGAGCTTCTTGATAGAGGGGTTCCCGCTTCACAGGTAAATAGCATCTTAGACCAGGCAATGGAAGCCAGGGAACAATCTTTGATAGGTCAAATCAGATCTGATTTCTCACAAGATACAGGTAAGTTAAAGAATATTCTTTTTCCAAGGAGAGGTGGATGAGTCTACCAACTTTTTCGGCAATTGAGAGTGCTCAAAAAGACTTTAACAGTAAACAAATACTGGACTCTATTGCAGAAAATGCACCTGAATTTGGTGAGAGAATTAAAGAGGCAAGGAGCAATAACTTCTCCGATGATGATATTTTGAATATTTTAAAAGAAGATCGTCAGCGAGATACAGGAGAGGATATCATAGCAACTGCGGCGCCTGAACTGGCGTTTGGAGCGGTGACTTCTCCAACAGCTGCAGCAAGGGGCGCTCTTGGTGTAATGGATTTTGTTAAAGATCCTTTAAACGCTACTCGTCAGCTTTTAGGTTTTGAACCTTTAGACAGAAAGACACCCTTGGAATCGTTAGTAGGAAGAGATAGAGCGGGTCAAATTTTGGAGAGTACTGGTTTAAATCAGTTCGATGATTTCGTTTCCGGACTCTTTCAACCCGATCCTGGCACATTGTCTGGGTTTACAGACATTCCTGCAGTTGCACAGGGGCCAAACAGGGAAGAGTTGAGACAAAGCGTTGAACAGGCAACAGGATTGGATTTAACAGCTCAAACGCCAATAGGTAGGGTTGTCCAAGAGGGAACCGGACGTTTTGGAGAATCTTTCCCTTTATTTGGTGCAGGTGTAGGAAGACAGTTTGCTTTGGGAGGGGTAAGTGGTCAAGGACTCAGGGAAATGGATGCACCGGAAGGGGTTGCCAACGTAGCTGATTTGGCTTTAAGTCTAACTTCTTTCGAACCGGTAAAACCATCTGCATTAAAAAGAGATCCTGTAGGACCAGAAGCACCCAAGTTTAAGAAACAGCTTACAAAACAAAAGACAAGTCAATTAAGGAGCGCGATTAATCCTATCATTGAAGACGCTTCCGAACCTCTGGGGTTTTCTGTTAAAGATCGTGTGCAGACACCTAAGGTAAAGATTGAGCCTATATCTGATCAACAGTTAGCCAGACAGGTAATACAGGGTGAAGTACCTAGGCTTTTAGATCAGATAGACCCCATAAAAAGGACTAGAAAACAGTCCTTACAAACAATCAAAAATGGAATCGGCGAGCAATTCACCAGGCACAAAGCGGTTACATCAAACCTCTATAATAATGTTGATGCCATGATCGGAGAATCACTGATTAGATTGGATGATTATCTTACAGAGTCAGCCAGATTGGCTGATGAGATTGAGACTAGCGGTATCCCTTCTAGCGCTCAAAATTCCATCCGTCAACATTTCAGTGATCAACTTGAACTTTTTAATGAAGATGGATCAATCAGTGTTCGCAATGCGATCAAGTTGAAGCAAAATAGTAACAATTTCACAGATTTTGAGTTTCCTGATCTGCAGGCAAAGAAAACATATAAACGATTGGTCTCGCCGGTTAGAAACGCGGCTAAACAAGACTTGAACAACGCTATCAGGTCTCTTGACAGAGATGCCTTTATAGAGTTTAGGAAGGCTGAGAGGTCCCATCAGCAAGATGCTGAGACTTTCGGAAGGGATGTTGTCGTCAAGCTTCAAAGGGGTGAGTCTCCATTAAATATCATTGGTGACGTGACAAATCCGGCAGAGTTTGAGGCTCTTAAAAACGCGCTTCAGGTTAAAAATCAGGAAGGCTTTGCTCCACAAGTAAATACTTTAGAAAGACTGGTCCTTGAAGAGATAAACAACCGTACAACGACGCCAGGCAATCAAAGAATTACTGAGGATATCAGACCAAGTTTGTCTCAAAGGTCACAAGATGCTCTGGAATTCATAGAAAAGAAAAATGATCCATTAGTATCCAAACGTCCTGTATTGAAAAAAAGGGTTTTAGATTCTGTATTTGAAGCCTCTGAAACTGGTCAACTTCCTAAATTTGCCATTGAACTTGGGCAAACACCTCAGGGGTTGGGAATTGTCAGGGAAGCTCTAAGAGGAAGCGTCCAAGGCAGAAATGCCCTTCAATCTGTTGAAAGAGGGATTGTAAATTCAATTTATGATGGATTCTTAAGTAAAGATGGATTGATTGAATACCAAAAACTTAAAGAAGTTTTGAAAAATGACGATTTGATGCGTGTTCTTAGATCCATAGATGGAAATACCGCATTTAATACCCTGGCAGATATTGAATCTGTGGTTAAAGCTACGGACCAAAAAATACAGGATGCCTTTTCCAGAAAAGCATTTGCTGAGAAACAGAGAAAGGTAAAAGGAGCTGCTAAGGCACCAGAACCTGCTGAACCGGTATTTGAAGAAGATCCTGCTGGATGGTTAAGACACCATGGAAAAGAGGCAGTTTATGGTGCTGCCTTACTGAAAACACTAGGTATAGCACCTGCTATATTTAAAGGTGTGGTTGGGGCGCATGTTGTTTCCAAGCTTTTGCCCAGGCTCTTAAAGAATAAACGCATTTTATCCAGATTAAAATTCTTGAAGGCAAATCCCAGCCCAAAGGCAATGGAAACAACGATTTTACAACTCAATAAATTAATTGAAGAAGAGTTGAAAAATGATCAGGAGTAGTCAAGAAACAGCAAACAATAAAACATTCCTACAATCCCTAGAGGAAGGTAAAAGAATGTTAGAAAGGCGCAAAACAAGAAAAACTTTACGTTTTTCGCCTTACGCTTTGCAGTTTCTTCTTCTAATTGTTTTTTTCTTCGATCAATTGCGTTCATATTTTTATTGTACTAAAACTTAGTGTTTTAGAAAACTTAAATGAATTTCTTACTTCAAGGAGGAAGTAATGCCAAAGTACCCCAACAGAACAGCGATGGTAGAGCAGGCTAGAGAAACGAGAGCAGGGATAGCCAGATTCGCCACTGCAACCGAGGCTGTAGACGAGACAAGAGACGATGTTTACCTGTCTCCAAAGTCATTAACAACATATCTCGGTCAAGCAGGTTTCCTTCAACACGCTGATGTAACGCTTACTTCCGCTGAGGTAAAAGCCCTGCGCGCCACTCCTCAAACCCTCGTCGCTGCACAAGGTGCAGGATCTGCGATTAAGTTCATGGGAGCATTGCTTAAACTGAATTACGGAGGCTCAAACGCTTTTACAGAAAGTGCTGATAACCTTGCTATCAAGTATACCAATGGGTCTGGTGTAGCAGTCTCCGGTACAATTGAATCCACTAACTTCATCGATGCCACTGCCGACACCTACACCAACGGTGAGCCGGCATCAGATGCAATCGTAGCTGCCGCTTCAGCAGAAAACCAGGCGTTGGTATTGCACAATACCGGAGATGGCGAGATAGCCGGAAACGCTGCCAATGACAACACTGTTTCTGTTCGCGTTTACTACGTTGTTCAGTCAATTTAAGGGGGAGTAGATGGCTAGATTACCTATTTACGACCCAGCGAGATCATTTGATTCTACCAGTCTAACAGGAAGCTATCAGGACCTGGGATCTGTTCTTGAAAGCGCTGCATATGGTTTTGTGATTTTCAATGACTCAGATGTGTCTGTACAGAGCTCTTTCGATGATGGTGCGACAAATGGCCCTGTCATACCAGCTGGCGGATCTTTCTCAGACAACAGGGATAACTGGGACGGAAGGTCTGAAGACAGCAGGTACTGCCTACCTGGAGGGGCTCAGGTGCAGGTTAAGCAGGTGACGGGTGCAGGTACATCAGGGGATATTATCTTTAACGTGAAGAGGTTTTAATGGATGGAACGATAAGTGGAGGTTCTGGTCTATCTACGCCTGTGTCGGCAGATAATGGTGGTACGGGACAATCAAGTTATAACGCTGGAGATATTCTTTATGCTTCGGATTCTACTACTCTTTCTAAGCTAGCTGCCGGCTCTGACGGTGAGGTATTGAAGCTGGCTTCTGGAATTCCTTCGTGGGCGGCAGAGAGTGGGGGTACTATTCCTGATAAGGTGTACTATTATAAGGCATCTGATTTCGACGCTTTAGAGACAAACTTTGCTCCTTTAAATCAGGATAATGGTTCAACTTCCCGGATATTATCCAGAGCTTTTAATGACACAATTGAGGAGTTCGTGAATTTTTCTTTCAAAGCACCATCGGATATTGACACTTCAGGAACAGTAACGTTTCGGGTTTGGATGTATGCGGCGACTGCTGTGGCTTCCCGATTTGTACAACTTGCCTTCGATCACAGAGCGGTAGATAATTCCGAATCATGGGACGGTTCTTACACAAGTGTTGATTCGGGGGATCTTGCAATTGACGGGACGCAAGATGATATTACAGAGGCGACATGGACAGAAACGGTCAGCAATCTTGGATGGTCGGCTGATGATTTCGTGATGGCTAGATTGTCACGAATAGCACCTTCAGGTACTAACCTGAATGGTGATTTATACGTAGTGGGTTTTTCAGTAGAGATACCGAGGGCATAATGGGGTGTAGCAGATACATCGCTAATTCGATTGGATCGCCGAACATCAATTTCGGTTCGGATTCTATTCTAACGAATATTTTTTCTGGTGGAGGAACCGTTTGTTTCTGGGCTAGGCCAACGGCATCATCCGGATATTACTTTGAAAAAAACAATGGGTGGAACTTTTCTTACACGGTTACTGGAACTGACAGGGTTTTTTTCGTTCAAGAATTTAGTGGCACAAATTATTTCGATCAAGCTGATGTTTCATTGACAAATGTATGGGGATACTTCTCTTTTGTTTACGACTCAAGCTCAACATCAAATAGGGTGTTGCTGTATTATAATGGGAATCTTTTAACCAACTCCCTGCAAACTGCACCAACAGGTTCAAGCAGTAGCGATTCAGGAAATGATCTAATTTTTGTAAATAATGCTTCTTTGAATGACAACGCACTTGGTTACTTTTGTTACCCACAAATTTGGGATCGGCAATTAAGTCAGTCAGAAATTGTTGAAACGATGCATAAGCCTGGAAGTGTAAGGGAAAATCTTATTGGTTTCTGGTCATGCATTGGTGATTCACCTGAGAGAGATTTGAGCGGAAATGGAAATAACGGAACTGTAACCTTTACAAATGTCCGAACTGATGATGGTCCACCGATAAGGAGTTTTTAAGGATGCCTAAGCCGAATAATTTTAACAGACAGGCGAATCAGAGATTAGAAAAGTTTACTTGTCCTTATGTCAATGTCTCAAGAGCTCCCTTGTCGACAGACATCAAAGATCCAAGGACAGCGAAATACTATGAGAGGCCTCACTTTTGGAGAGTAGGAAAAAACCCTACAGACAGCTCAACAGAGGGCGACCTTTATTATCTGGCGGACATCACGTCTAATTCTGCTGACTGGAAGCTCATATCTACGTCGACTAGTCCAGGTGGTACAGTATCATCTATAACAGGAGACTCCGGTGGTGCTGTTGGTCCGACTGGCGGTACGATTACGTTCAATGGTAAGACTGTAGCCAATGCAACCAACTCAAAAGCCCTGCATTTTAAAGGAACGCCAGGATCTAGCCTGCAAGACGGGGAAATACAGATCAGCACAACGGTGACTCCAACGCCAGGAGACGCTTCCCAAGCTGGGATCTGCTCATTCAATGAGAACCAGTTCCAACAGGATGCAACTTCAGGAATGGTGTCTTTGAAAGGAAGCACGGTAAACCCACCCATTGCATCCTTTACCCTGGATGATACAAACACTGCAACAGCTGATGCGAATGGCGACATCGATCTTACAGGAAGCGTGGTCGATAATGGAACCAACTCCAAACCTTTGTTTTCAGCAAGAAATCCTTCGACAGACGACATCGATTTACAGTTGCAGGTGGCGGGAAGCTCCTCTTCTGCTCCAGGGAATAAGGATGCTGTTGGACTTGTACAGCTCGACTCCAATTTCTTCAATGTTAACTCAGATGGATGGGTAACTCCTGCTGGGGGAGCTAGTGCCGGTTTCGTATGGGATGAGGAGACGGGTACTTCCAGGACTCTGGTAGCCAATGAAGGTATTTTTGCAAATAACGCAGGAACAGTCACTTTAACGCTTCCTGTATCGTGTAACATTAATGACGCCTTCGCTGCATACCAGGAAGGCGCTGGCAAGGTCAGAATCGCTCAAAATGCGTCTCAGCAAATACGGTTCGGTAACACGGCTTCTACATCTGGAGCCGGGGGTTATATCGAATCGTTAAATCAAGGGGATAGCGTGGTCATCGTTTGTGTTGATGCAAACAGATTTAGAGTAATTAATTCAGTAGGGAGTTGGACGGTAGCATGACGATAAACAGTATGAATATCACTGGTGAAGGGCTTCAAATCTTCGATCCATCCGACGGAAGTTTTACCCCTATTGACCTGACGACGAAAGGTGATTTGTTAGTTTACGATGGATCGGCTTATCAACGCATTGGTGTGGGAAGTAACGATCAGGTCTTAACAGCTGACAGCGGGGAATCGACTGGATTGAAGTGGGCAACAAATGCGGCTGGTTCTGGGGCGTGGACTTTCATTTCTTCGACTACAGCATCAAACGATGCTACGATTGAATTTACGGATTTAGATTCGAGCTATATCCAATACCAATGGGTGATAACAGATTTAGTTCCGGAAACTGATGAAGTTGAGTTTAGAATTCGTACTTCCAGCGACAATGGATCAACTTTTGATTCAGGTGCTTCAAATTATGACTATGGATATATCTATCAATCAGCCAATAGCAGTAGTAATATTAATGGTTTTGCTGGAGGATTTACTTATATTAGACTATTAGCTGGTACTGAGTTAGGAAGCGACACAAATGAAAGTGGAAATATTATTTTAGATTTGTTTAACCCATCAGGGTCAGGATATACAATGATGACGGCCAGGGCAACTTATATGAACTATGTTGATCAATTGGTAAACAATCGAAGTGCAGGGGCTAGACTGGCGGCAGAAGCTGTGGATGCTATCCAGTTCTTTATGAGCAGCGGAAACATTGAGTCAGGAACATTCCGTTTATACGGTTTAACCCCATCGTAGGTCAATCATGGTTTTATATAAGCAAGTAAATGGCAGGAAAGTAGAATTAACCCTTCAAGAGGAACAGGCTGTCAGAGATGAATGGGCAGCCAACGAAGCCATACAGCAACAAGCAGAACAGGAAGAGCAGGCTAGGCAGGCCTTAATGAATTCTGCACGGGATAAGATCGCAAGCTCCGCATCGATGTCAGATGACGAAAAACAAGCTTATTTCAATGGGACCTATTGATCTTGGACGGACCTTTATTTTTCATCTTCAGAAGACGCAACGAATCGTTCATCTACGATCTAACTTATATCAGAGAAGGTTTAAGAGAAGTGGGGCTTTCAGATGTTTACTTCATGGATGAATAATTACATAGGATATGAAATGTTCTACAAATACAAGGATGTACTTATGAAACTTGCGTTATCAATGCTGTTTGTCGGGATGTGCTTCGGCGCTTGCTCGGTGATCAATGACAAGCTTGGCCTTCAGGATGATCACCCCCTTGAAGAGGCTATGGAGGATGTTATCGAGCATCACACTGGAATAGATATTGACCTGACACCGGAAGACGGTTAAGCTGAAGATCTCATTTCCGATTCTTATTTAAAAGTGTTTTCAGGGAGTCTGTAAAGGCTCCTTTTCTTTTTCCATAATCTCAGAAATTTGTTTGGCCAGATATTTTGTTTCTGAAATAGCAAAATCGAAATCCCTGTACTCTTTAGGGAAAATCTCGCCACCCATGAGCGCAAACATTTTTTCCTCATTGTTAGAGGGCGATATATCGAAAGCGTGGTTGCAGTCAAAGCCAATACAAAATGATTCTTCTTCATTGAACAAATTAAGGCGAGGACCTTCCCAAGTAATCCCGCCATGCACCTCGCAGTCAGCAAATTTACTCTTCATCGACTCATCAACCTCAACATATCCACACCAAACTCCTCCAACAATGAGGTCATCGCTAATAATCTTCCCATTTCGGATCACACGGCAATTTAATCCGTGAGATACAAACTCAGCTGCATCTGGTTCATCCACCCATTGGCCCGGACCCCAAGCCCTTAGTTTTTGCTCTTTAGTAATTAATGTTCTTGTTTTCACTTCACCTCTTTCAATAGCATCTGGCGCAGGTTGTCATTTTCCTTCTCAAGACGGATAACAATCTTCATCAGATCGTTGACCATCCCAAAAAGCTTACGCCGGCTTTTATCCTGGCTAGCTTTCAAAGCATCCACTTTCTGAAACAATTCATCCCTAAGCTTTTCATCATATGACCTGGTGTCGAATAGATCGTACTGCTCGATTGCAAGCGCCATAAAGTTTCTCCCCATAAATGAGAAAAAATATAGCGGAAGAACAGGTTTTCTCCCACACTAAGGAATTTCTATACATCCAATTCAACACGTATTGGCTTGTTTACCGGTTCGTACCTTTCATTCATGATTGAGCAGTTTACTAGCGTGACATCATGATCAATGCCCTTTAAATCTAAACGACCGTGTCCTTCATGGATATGGCCAAAAACATGCAATCTCGGCTGTACCCGTCTCAGGGCTCCCCAAAGATTTTCACATCCTACATGATCGCCTTTAACAGTTTCGTCTAGGCGACCATAAGGGGGGCCATGTGTGATCAAGATGTCTGTATCATCTGGGATCAAATCCCACTTCTCTTTGATCTGCGCACCTCGATCCAGCATGAAGTGCCAGTTATAGAAGGTCGGTGTCCAGGGGCTACCCCAGATCTTTATTCCAGCGAATTCCGTGCCTGAATCACAAAGATAAACACCAGCACTAAAATAACGCTGATCCGGCCTGATCTTCTGTAAATGCCTGTCTTGATTCCCTCCAATTATGACTACCTTCGAATAGCATTGTTTGCAAAGCCATGAGTTAAATTCTTTGTATTCAGACTCTTTCCCGTATGCTACAAGGTCACCTGCAATGATGAGCAGATCGCCGCCATCGAGTTTAGGATAGTCCCCATGTAAATCTGATATGCAGTCAATAATCATGTAAAAGATACCCTCGCTCTCATTTCAACAGGTCCCCGATATTGATCCAGGTCAATTCCCTGTAATTCAGGGATGGCATCATACCTCACCCGCCCCTTTTGGTAATAGTGAGTAAGCTTTAACCCGAATGACTGAATGGAGTTGCCCTCAGAAGCGTCGATCAGCTTTTTTCTAAGCTCTTTCTCCAACTTGTCAGCCTGTTTCTTCATTGCATTAGCTTCCATGTACTCCGATACCAAGGCCTTCATTGTCTCATTCTCTAATACCAGGTGCGATTGATCCGGAGCGTCAAACTCTCTCATTCTACGATAGAAGTCCTCTTCCATCTCCATCATTTCACAGATGAAAGCATCGTCACGCTCGACCTCTACCAATGCCCCATCCGATCCGTCATAAGTAAAGTAGTAGCTCCAGTCGTTTCCAGTTACCGCCAATTGGTGTTGGATCTGCGCATGGTAGTAGGCCGGCAGCTCTCCAGCCTTAGCCATCTCATGCGTCTTGTTGTTGGGGCATTTGATCTCAAGTTGAAACTCTCCGTTATCAGACAATCCGTCAAGCGATGCCATCATCCAGGATGTTTGATCGCTTTCGACAACGGCCGGAGTCATCTTGATATTGGTGTACTCCTCAAACTTTTCCCTGGCTTCGTCCTCAAGCGCCATTCCGCGCTTCATGGCGGCATTTAACTGTACAGGAGGCTCTAACCCAAGCTTACGCTTCCATAGCGTGTATGGGCTTGTAAACGGGTTCTTACCGGTAATGACGCTAGCGTCTGTGGCTGTGATCTTTTCATTACGCATATTCAGCCATGCGTCGGAGCCTTGTTCTAATTGTATGAGTCTCATATGTATTCCTTTTTATTAGAGCGGGGCAGAGAGCTACCCCGCATTGTTAGACTAAAACGGCACGCTTTCCTTGGGCGCCATTTCTTTTTCCAAACGCTCCTTAGCGTGCAGCTTTACAGACTTCAAGATCGCATCAAACTTTGATGCCGGTATCTCTGAGAGGTCTGAAATGCCAAACATTTGGCTCACATTCTTTTTAACCTTCACCCTGTAGTCATCGTCATCGCCTATAAGCTCTCTTAACTCCTTAAGCTGGGCAGAGGATATGCAATCCTCTTTAGGTGCCTCAGACTCGCTAAAAACGCCGTCAGTGTATTCCTCCCATGGACCGTAGGGGTCATCGCCGCTAAACAGCGCATCGAGGTTGCAACGGTTCTCATTGAACGCCTCAACCACATGATCAGCCACAGGTTTCCTAGGCAGGGGAGTCACCTGGTACTTAGTCTTCAGATCCTTTCCGGAACGGTGGATCTTAACATCGTAGAAAAAGGGAGCGCCCCAGTCGCTATCCTTGGATAGCTTCTCAAGATCGCGTCTCACAGAGGCCTGTGTCACTTGCAAGATCTGGATTCTTTCCTCAGCGTAATTCCAGACAATGAACGCCCAGAAATGCTTGCCAGGACGCGCAGGGTCATACCAGCTGTCTGGCTTGTCCTCATATCTGTAGCGGACAGGGCGCCTGTCCACCCACTCTTCCCATCCAAGGACAGGGGAGGAGAGGATGCGAATCCTGTTCTCTCCATCCTGTATTTTCATATAGCTTCCTGCTGTACGAGGTGCCTCGTAATCGTGTGGTAAAAATGCTGTACTCATGTACGTCTCCTTTCGTATTATTGTACCGTGTAAAATGTATCTATTTGGACCGCCTCGAGCGGTCTTTCTTTCATAGCCAGATACTGAAGGTGTTCCTTCAAGTGATCAAGCCAGGTTGTGCAAAAAGTGTCATCTGTATACTTCCCGGCCCTTTCAGCCAGGAAGTAGAGGTATTCAAGGTCCGCGTTATCCATTGACAACCGCCAAAAGTGGTTCGGATCTTGTAATCTTAAACTCGGTATTGACCATTCTGGAAAGGTCAGGGGAAAAATCCATTCTGCCCGCCAGGTCTTCCACAGCGTCTACCATGGCTTCTACATCGCCGGTAATAAAAATGGCCTCGTATATCTTTTGAAGCTCATCCTTGCAGCCGTCTATATCGACCATTTCGCTTTCATGGTGCCAGCCCTCACTGAAATCTATGTATGTACCGTTGTATTTTTTCATGATAACCTCCGTGTTATTATGCTAAGTATTCGTGTAATTTTTTAGGTGTAGGCTTTCCAGCCTGAATCGATCCTAGGCAAACCAAGGAACCGGCATCCTTAACAAACAGATCCCAGTACTTGGAAGCTTTTTCGGCGTAGTACTCTTTGCCTTCGGTATCGAAAAACTTCATCTCTGTTGGCCTGGTGGCGAAATTCTTAAATGGCTTCATTTGAACCTCCTTGTCTTAAAGTGTTACCTATATTGTGACACATCATAACATTAACCGCAACATAAAATGAGACACTTGAAAAGATAACGAATAGAGTGTTAACATTTATGCAACAGGTAGATGAAATGAAACTGAATGAATGGCTTGAGGCCAACAACAACAACAGAGCGCAATTTTGTAGAGACCTAGGGATTTCACGTGCCCATTTATACAGGATACTTAATGGTGAAAATTCACCTGGTCCCAAGCTCGCAGAAAAAATCGAAAAAGCCACAGACGGCCAGGTAACCGTCATGGAGCTTTTATTTCCGGAAAGATTCAAGTAGCCCATTACAGACCCTCTTCCAGAATCATAGCATGAATCTTGGCCTTAGCGTCCTCTTCAGATGAAGCAAAGCCGCCAATGGTGTAATCCTCCGGATCTTCATCCTCATGGATGAAGTGGTAGTTAAATTGAGTTCCAGGAGCGATGCCTATGTAATCTATATAAAACCCCTTGTACTTCATTCTTCCCCCCTTCCTTGGAGGTCTTTCTTAGCCTGCACAAGAAATGCCTGATAAGCTCTATCAGCTTCCCTGATCGTCTCCAAAAGCTGCCCTTCCTTGTAGCAATACTCCCAGAATTCGCAGATCTTTTTTACCTCTTCAAAAGAAATCTTTCTATCTAAAATGTAGATTAAATCATCGCTGTTTAAGCCGTAGTGGCCTGCCAGCGTTTCCCATGTTTGTTTTGTCATGTTTAGCCTCTCAGTTTATTTATCAAAATGATTACACATGTAACCTTTAAGATCAATCAAAAAGATAACACTTGAAAACAAAAAGATTTTATATGTATTCTTAAAACATACAAAAGAGGCACCAATGAACCTGGACGAATATCTTTGGAGAAACAAAATCACAAAACAGGATTTTGCCAATCAAATAGGAATATCAAGAGGGCATATCCACCAGCTGATTAATGGAACTAGAAGCCCCAGCGCAAAACTAGCCAAGAAAATAGAAGAGGCGACAGGGGGAGAGGTAACTAAGGAGGAACTATTGTTTCCGGAGGATTACGAATGAAGAAGAAAACTCACCAAAACAGGCCGAAAAAGTTATCGGTTATGCAAAAATCACCTCCCACATATGAGAAGGACTTTTATGGATGGACGCGCTTACAAGCTAATCTTTTGAAGAACCAGGAGTTTGAAAAAATGGACATAGATCATTTGATAGAGGAGATTGAGTCGTTGGGTAATTCTGAGGAACGTGCATTAGAGAGCCACATATCAAACTTATTCATGCACTTGCTGAAGATCAAATACCAGCCAGCAATGCATACTAGATCATGGGATAACTCCGTTAAGAACGCATCTTTTCAGTCAGAAAAAATACTGAAGAAAAATCCAGGTCTTAAACCTAAATTAAAAGAAATCACCAAGGATGCGTATTATTCAGCTAGATTAAAAGCTTCTTCAGAAACAGG